AGGAAATAGAAAGCCACCATCGCGATATCGCCTTCGGTCATCACGCCGCCGACCCGCTCAGGATCCGCTTCGTCCGCTGGACGGCCTCCCGATCCTTGACGAGGAGTCCCTTGACGAGGCCGAGGAGATCCTGAAGCGCCGCGGGATCGGCCATATCCAGCGTCGTCGTCCCGCACACGTCCTCGCAGATCTTGTCCCAGACTGCCTGGGTCGGCTGGCGCTCGAGCTTCGCCTTCTCCGCGTCGATGAGGAGGACGATGGCCTGCCGTTCATCCGGGTGGTCGACGCCGGGGATGCCGGGGCCCGTGGGCTTCTCGGCTTTCGCTGGCTCGGGCGGGAAGAGGGAGCCGCCTGTCGGTTCAGGCGCTGTGGCGATAGACGCCGCAGCAACCACAGGGGCCGCCTCGGCGCCCATGGCGACAGGACGACCCGCCCCTCCTTTCGCCCAGGCGGCCAGCCGCGCGCCGGACTCCTCCGTGATCGGCCGGTCGAGCGGGAAGAGGGCCTTGTGCTGCTCCTGGAGCTTGATGGGCAGGGGCACGCCGGGCTTCGACGCCATGAGCAGGAAGCTCGCCGTCAGCTCATAGGGGAGGTTCTTCTCGCAGATGGGTACCCAACCATCGAGCCCCGTCGCCGTGACTTTCTTCCGAACCTCCATCTTGCCGTCCGCGCCTTTGACCATCTCGATTTTCTCTTCGGCCCTGAAGCAGAGGATCAGGTGCGCACGGATCTGAAGGAGGCGCGAGACCATTTTCCGGTGCTCGCTCTTCGGCTTGATCCAGGAGGTCATCTTGACCTCGTTTCGCCCGCCCATCCGTGCGAACTCCGCTTCCTGCATGTCGAGGATGCCCCCCTCCCCAGCGTGCTCATGGGAGGTGGAATCCACGACGATGACGGCATATCCGGCAGCATCAGCCGCCGCAATGGCGTCCGCGTAGGCCGCTGGCGAGAAGGGCGGCTTGAGATCCCCATGGTCGAACGTGAACAGATCCGCGTAGTGCTTCGCCCGCCCGGCCTCGGTGTCGATCACGCAGAAACGCTTGTCGCCGGCGATGCCCTTGGCGAGCCGCATGGCCGTGTACGTCTTGCCGGATCCGCTCGACCCAGCGAGGCCGATGAGGAGGCCAACATTCTCGCGGACGGCTGGCCGGAACTGGAAGCTCATGGTGTGGCCCTCCCGAAGATCCTGTCGAAGACTTTGGCGCCAGCGAGCTGATCTGCGATCGGGCGCCCGTCGTCCTGAATGCCCTGCTCGCGGAGTTCACGCTCCGTGACTCGCGCCTCCTCCCAGGGCGGCAACTCGGCGTAGCAGACTCGGGTCGGATAGCCTGGCCAGCGGCCGGAGGTCAGACAGTGATCCCAGAGTTCGATGGCTCGCCGCACTTTTCTTTCAGCCAAAGCCAGCGCGTCGGGCGCGAGGCCGATCACGGACAGGGCGAACGGCTTGAAGCTTTCCTGGACGATGAAGCGGAACTCCGTTCCACGAGCCCCGCCGCCGCTGATAGCCTGGAGCCCGCGCAGGTAGAACGCCGCCTGGATGTCCGCCCCGGCGCCGAACATCGTCCGCGTCCAGGCGTCCGGGTTGGCGGATGCCGAGGTCGTCTTGAGGTCGTCAATCGCGGAGTGGTCGTCATGCAGCCAGTCGAGGCGCGCCCGGCACCAGATCTCCCCTTCCCGCCAAATCAGCGTCTGCTCGGGCTTGCCGCCGGCGAACGGGATGGGCGTGGCCTCGTGCTCGCCGAGTTGCTGGCGGGCGGCCAGCGCCATGTCCTGGACGTCCTGCCACTTGTGCGCCAGGAGCGGGATCTTGCCATCGAGCCGGGCGGCATCGCGGGCGCTTTGCGCATCCTTGCTCCGCCAATCCTTCGCTTCGACGATCACGAAGCCAGACTCGCCCTCAAGCAGATAGGCATGCGCAGCGCTCCCCAAATCGAACATCTCCTTTTCCTCGCGCTCCAGTCCCGGATTGAGCTTTGGATGCTCCGTGAAAGCGTGGAGCGGCGAGTAGCCGAGGAGCGTCCGCGCGATCGAAGAGGAGAGCGAGGGTTCGGGGCAGGGGTCGGCGTGATACGTGTCCGCGGGCATTTGATGGATGCCGGGCTCGCCAGGCGATCGTCCTGAGATCATGCCTCGCCTTCCCGAAGCCCCTGCTCCCGGATCGCCTGCGCGGTCAGCCGCAGGTGCTTCAAGAGCTGCTCCTTCTCCTGCTTCATCTCCAGCCGCCGCTGGGCGTGCTCCTCCTCCATCTCGGCCAACTCACTGACGATCTGCGCCAGCTCCCGTCCCTTCTTTCGGAATTCCTCGGCAGTCATCGGCATCAGGGCCATTTGGTTCATGTCAGGCATGGGCAACCTCCAAGTTGAAACAGGCATCGCATGTAGGGCCAAAAAACCGCACATAGTCCCGATGCCGCGGCTCGACCATCACGGCCTCGCCGCAGAGCACGCAGCGGAGACCGCCAGCAGGCACCGGGCGAGGTGCCAGGATCGTCTCGGGCTCGACTGCCTCCGTCTTCCCGAAGCTCGCTGGGCAGCTCTCGTCGAGGGCGCGTTCCGCCGGGATGAAGTTGTCGCACCGCCCGCAGACCGCGTAGCCCGTCGGCGCCCCCTGCGCGAAGTCGAACGCGTGGTAGGTGAAGCCGGCTTGGACGCGGCAGGTCATGCGGGCCTCCTGAATCGCTGGAACGCCGCGGCCATCTTCGCCGTGAGGCTCGCCGCGACGGCCTGACTGAGATCTGCACGCCGCACCCGCTTGGCCCGCGTGTGCCGGATGCCGGGGAACTTGCCCTTGGCTGGCCCTGGATTGAACGGGAAGCGCGGCTCGCCGGTGGCCTGGTCGATCTGCTTGTGGCCGAACCCGTGGCGTTGACGATGGCGCTTCACACGCCCCTCCCTGCCCGCCGCGCCTCCCGCGGCCGCCGCGTCGGCGCCCAGGTATCCTCGAACCCGAGCAGCATCGCGGTGACGACGAGGATGTCGGCCGCGTCCTTCCGGTCGAGCTTGCGCAGGCGCCGCGCCCCTCGGGTCGCCCACTCGTGGACCCGGATGCGCCGCATGACCTCGTTGTCCTCGTCACGTGATTCGAGCGGCTCTTTCAGCAGATCCTCCTTGATCCAGAGCCAGACGCGACGGAGCAGCGACGGCGCGGCCGGAGCATTCGGAGATCCTGTAGTGAGTAGCTCCCCTCGGTGCCACATCTCGTCCAGCGCCTTCGGGTCCGTGTGCTCGCGGGTGGACATGGTTATTGGCCCTCCAGGGAGGCGAGGAGCTTGCTGGCGCGGCTGAATGCGTGATTGACATCGAAGCCCTGCACGTCGCCCCGGGCGTTCTCGGGCAGGCGGCCGATCAGGTCGACGAGCTGCTTGAGTTCGTCGTAGAGATCCGGGGCGGCGGCGATCAGGCGAGCGTTGGCCTTCGTAATGCGGGAGGAGAGACCGACGACAATTTGGTTATTGAGGGGATCATCGTGTCCTTTCCCACAGGCCAACACACCCCACTCATTCGTATCCATGTACTGACTTGCAACCCACGGGCCCGGCGTGTGCTCGCTCATCGGCTCTCCTCTCGGTCGAGCATGTGCAGCAGGCCGCCCCAGAAGATCATCGCGACGAGGGTCACGATCGCGGCGATCCACTCGTCGCGGAGTGGGCGGGGCCTGCGAGGCCGCGCGTAAGACGACGTAGTACGCAGCGTGTTACGCCGTAACACGGGTGTCCTCTTTCTCCAGATCCTCCAGTTGAGCCATCCTCAAGCCACGGAGGAAACACTCACGTGCGAACGTCGTATGACCGAGGCCCTTGGCGAGCGCCAGTTCTTTCACGTGCTCGATGGTGGACGGCTTGAGCCGGACGGTGTACGGCTCGCGGCTTTCCTGCATCTTGACGAGCGGTTTGCGGTCAGCCATGGGCTTGTCCAAAGGGCTTGCCCTTGCGGCTCGCGGCCCGGGCCGCAGACTTGAGCCCCCATCGGAACTGGGCCACGGGCACGATATAGAAGCGGCCGGAT